GGTTCGAACCCAGGGCCTGTCGGTTATGAGCCGATTGCTCTCCCAGCTGAGCTAAATGTCCATAGTATAAGAGCCACCTGCTTTCTATAAGCAGATGGCTCCTACGCCAAGGAAAATCCATGCGAGTCCTTGTACCTTTTTGTGTTTGGTCTGGTACCGACCAATTCATTCGCCAGGCTGTGGCACCTGGCAAACGTAAGGAAGGAGATTTACCTATATCCATTTCAGCAACTCCAGTTTATATTATTGCATATTTAAAACGGAAAAAACGGAAAAAACGGAAAAACTTTTATTTTTTCATGAATGTTTCAAATTCCTTTCTCACAGATTCTCCAGTTGCTTTTCCTCCTATATGCTTTGCAACCTGCTGCCAGTTCATTTCCTCAAAGATCTTAAACTTAATGATCCTGCGCATTCTGAATGGAATTGTAAGCATCCACTCTTCCACATCGTTCTTTAACTTCTCTGCCTGCTCTATCTGTATCTGTTGTCTACGTTTTTGTCTTTCTATCTTGTCGTCCTCATCGTGTGTTTTACCCTGGATTACAAAATGCATGGGTTGAAAAGGAAATTCCGAATTGCTTCCAGAAACTGTATCTTTTGTCTGCACAGAGTTTCTCTTCTCCAGCTTTTTTATGGTTTCTTTCGTTTCTTTAATCAGTTTTACTGCATCTGTGTACTGTTCCAATAAGTCTCTATTCACTTCGGTATTCCTCCTGTTTCTTATTCCTCGTCGGCACCATGGAGCATCAGATATAGTTTTGTGTATCCGGGAGAGGTGTATTGCCCGTTTTCCAGCTGTAATTGTACCACATAGGGATATAATTTTATAACAGTTGCTGTATGGTATATGATTCGTGTGCTGTTTCCATCATCTCTTACCCGCGCTTATAATTTAATCTTTCTGCCTGGGCGGACTTTGAACGTTCTTTTGAGCGTCTTTCTTATGTCTCCCATTCTCATGAGAGGGATGTTGCTTTTGTCGTAATTCATTTTTCTCCTTCCTGACCGATTCGGTCACTTTTTGTTCGTAGAATCTGTATTCCTTGCAATTCGTTCCGGCTGTAACATTTTTGTCTTTGATGATGTGCAATGTTCATCTATTCATCCTCCAGATAGTTTTTCCCAAATATTTCCGTGAATTTATCCCTGCTGCCACACTTCTTCTCAAATGTTCTCTGACCGATCCGCTGCAGGGTAATCCTGACTTCTTTATTTCGGTGCGCTGATATCTCTGAGGTCCTGTGGCATTCTGGGCAAAGATATACGGTCAAGCCATATTGCTCGGAGTATTTGCGGTTTGCACTGCCATAGATATGATGGCGTTCTGTATAACCTGTTTTTCCGCAAATGAAGCACTGATTTTTCATATCTCTGTCTATAATGCTTTTGTGGTGCTTCTTCCGTTTTTTTCTGGCGGGTTCTTTAGGAAATAATAATCCTCCCTGTTTCATCTGGTATACCTCCTTGCTTCTCTGATCAGATAATTCCTGTTCCGGATCCTTCGATTAAAGCTTTCTACCGCTCCGGCGGCTTCTATCTTCCTAAGTGCTGCCATGCCTCCCCATGGTTTCCCGATAGCTTTGTGATATCTGAGTGTCCCGTAATGCATCCACTTCGATGGGTTTTTGCCTGTTTTTTTCTTAAATAGCTTTTTCTTCTGTCTAATGTTCATTTTTGTCGCCTTTCTTGTATCTCAGCCAGCAGGCAAAAGCGGATGAAGTCAAATTCCCGAAGCAAATCAGCATCTTTTCTCCTGCTGAGTTTCCGATCAACCATTTCTACTGTGTATTCTCCAAAGATGCGATCACCGGAGGCTCTGGAATTATTTACCTGTGCTTTCGAGCATTTTAAGTGTTCCACTACCTCCCCAAACGTTACGTTCTCTATAATCGTTTTTCCCGATCTGTCTTTTACATCATACAGGTTTGAAACCACTGTCTTTGCCTCCTCTCAATGTCCGGCCAGAAATGTGTTCATCATCCTTGCTTTTCATTCCGGAACTTCTTTGGTTTTCCATTTTGCGCACCAGTCGTCATCTTCTACCATGCGTCCAATGTGATCGCAGAAACCATTATCATTCTCTTTACAGGTTTCGCATATCTGTTCCTCTCTGCTCATATTCTTAAATATCCTTTCCTTCTCCGGTAATCTTATCAATGTAGCTATTCCAACCAGCGGCAAATAAGTTTTTCTGCACTTCATAATTGCTCACGGGTGCAGTTGTACTTTTCTTCTCCGGCAATGGCTTCAATGGACACCATTCAGGTCTTGATTTACTTTCGCAATCATAATGTTCTTCTGTCATCAGAATTACATCATAATCTAAACAGTCAGCTAATTCACAATAACCCACATATTCAAGTTCGCCGCAGTATGCAGTTCCGAACGGGCAATCATAGCATTTTTCTGGTGTATCTATAACTAATACTGACTTATCGTGTTTTTCTCCTTTTTCCTGACGGTTTTCGTATTCTCTTAATTTCTCAAGCCATTTAATGATGTTTTTCATCATCGGGCCGTCTGGAAGGATACACGCCATATCATTGTTTCTTCTTGCTGTCTTAAACCATTTTATGGTATCATTGAGATCATCTATTTCTTTCTTCTGCATCTTGTTTCTCCTTTCTCCTTCCTGTGATCTGACAGGCTCACACAGGAAGGATGTATCTATGTGAATTTTAGTAGCACCCTTTTTTAGTGACCGAATCGGTCATTTCTTGTCGTTCCACCGGATTTCTAAATCTATCCCCGTTTCTTCCTTGAGTACGTCTACTATATCTAACCAGGTGCAATAGTCTTCTGCCAGAGATGCAGCTTTTTCAGTGAATCTGTCCTTGAATCTTTCCAGGCGTTTCTTTCCGAAGGTGAATTCATCTCTTAAAGTCATAAGACTCATTGCTAACATGGTGTCAAAAGTCATATTCTTGATTTTGTCGGATCCGGCGGCTATCTCCTGCCTGGTAAGGTTTAATGAAACTCCTGTTCGGTTACGGAATCTGACTTCTTTCTCCAATTCTTCTATTCCTTTATCCTTTGCAAGGCGGAGGGCGAATTCCATGCCCTCTGTACGTCCTTGCATATATTGATCTAACTTGCTCATTTCTGGATCTCCTTTAAAAATTCCACAAGTTCTGTTTCACTGTTTGGGTACTTGTTGTATTTCGAATGATATGTCCATTTTGGAATTCCGCCTTTTCTGTCCGGTTCCGGTCCTCCTATCAGATGCATGTAATATGGCTCTTTCGGCACATACCAGCTGTTTTCTGGCAAAGACTCTTTCTCGTATTCTTCTACGATCAAACGGGCGCCGTTTTCGAAATCGTATTTGTAATATTTCACGCCGGTATGATTATCGGTGTACCAGAGTCCCCAGGCTTTATAGTTTTTCAGCCACTCCTTGCGCTGGTCATTGTTTCTCATGATTGGAAGAGGCGGCTGTTCTGATTCTTCCGGTTCTTCCTTACAATCTTCTACAAGATTTTTAATAATTCTCAGTCCTCCAACAATCAGCTGCTGTTTCAGGATTGCCATATGTGGTAATCCAGGATCTTCTTTTTCGGTTTCAAGGAATTCTTTGAGTCTTCTTTCTTCATCGTACAGATATCCGATGATTTCTACACCTGTAGGTACTGGGATATCTTTTAAATCTTCTGGCCACGCATCCGGGATTTTATCTGTATTTCTCAGATGTTTTACCATCTCGGTAAGATCACCGGAATGGTCTTCCTGCTGCTTTTTGTCCGGTGTTTCTGCTGCCGATTGGCAGCTCTCCTCTTCTGTTTCTATCTTCTGCCACTCTCTCTGAATAGCAGTAACCAGTTGAGCATATTCGAAATCTCCGGCATATTTGTCTCTTTCATCGCGGATTACGACGCAATCGTCATAGAAATTCAGTCTTGCTGTACCTTTTAAGGTTTCGAAATGAACTGTCTTTTCTTCTTGGTTCTCTATCTTGCTTTGAATTTCTGTGATACTCTCTTCTGTGTCAGCAACTCTACTCTGGTAATTTTCTTTGAACCATTCGTGCCAAGCAAGGACAAGGTGATTTGCCGCATAATCTAAATATCCTCTCTCTTCTTCCGATTCCTGAGGTTGAATGCCTTCCTGTTCATTCTGACTGGCTTCCTGGCCAATCTGCTCTTCGGGGCGATGAGCTGATGCATTGCATTCATATCCGCATGTACCATGCTTATCGCAGTTCCAGCAACATTTTCCGTTGCAGTCTTCCACGTTTCCTGCTGCCACCTTCTGCGCTTCTTCGAGAGTACAGTTGAATCCTTCTCGGTGAATGCACTTTCCAGCATTCATTTCTTTCTTTGCCGGCTTCTCCGGGGCATCTATCGATACCATTTTTACTGGCTTCTGTTTTTTTGCAAATCTTTCTATAAGGTTCTGCACAAGTCCTTTCCAACTATCTGTGCATTCCTGATCAGAACCAGGATTAAATGTGATTCCTTCTTTGTCTGCCTGGAAATTAAAGTATCCGTTTCTGATCCGGGCTTCTCTGTGCCGCATGCTGATTAAGTATGCAGCCATTCCTACATCACGGTTAAGGATTCTTTGCTTTTCACCTTTATTTAATGACTCAAAAAATCTTTCTACCTGAAGTCCTACTCCTACCGGCTTATCATTTTCTGGTGGTCTTAACTGCCCTGTTGCCTGCTCTATTGTCATTTGTCCTGGAATACCTTTTTCTGCTTCCTGTTGTTCTTTCAGGAGCTGAAGATCGGGAAGTGTCAGGATCTTGTTTTTCATGAATATCTCGTAAGCCTGTTTCTGGTAGTCTGGATCCAGAGAAGCAGCAGCGTTTGCTACGGAAATATTTATACCTCCATCTTCAAATTCTGCCATCAGGTCTTCAGACAGATGATTAATAATATTCTTGTAACGGCCAAACTGAGCGTTCGATACATCAATTGTTTCTCTCACAATATCCCTTGTCTGACCTTTTAATCCTGCAAGGTTTTTCAGTTCTTTTATGATTTCTTCGGTGTCCAGAGCTTCTCGCATCTTCTCCCAGTCTGATTTGTCTCTAAACCGGTTCGCCTGGATAACTGCTAAACGCTCAAGTAATTTTGATATTGCGTCATCATTTTCTCTTATTCCTGAACCGTCAAGGGTGCTCTCTTCAATTTCTATCAAGCTTTTCTGAGCATTGTCTTTAACTTTTGTATACTTGCAATTAATCTTCCGGAATTCTTCGTGTCCCTCTTCTACAAGCATTCTGCAGCACATTGTGCGGCAGTGTCCGGAAATGATGTAATCTTCTCCGTCTCTCTCTTCAATCAGAACGTCCTGCATTACTCCGAATAGCTGAATAGAATTTTTCAGCCCTCGCAATCTCTCCGGCTTAACTCCGTAAAAGTTCTCTTTCGACGGGATCAGTTTGAACACATCTCTGTATACCGTGTCAGTGGAATTTTCTTCCTGTATCTGTTTCGGGCGGTTCGCAACCATGTCAGCAAGGTTAAAAGCCATTATGCCTCACCTCCTGATATGCTCAGCTTCGCAATGTACTCGGCTACAAGGTCCTCATAGTCCTTTGCTGCCAGAGAACGCGGTGAGTACTTCGG